GTTGTGTTTGTGTAATTACGAAGTCTATACCCCGCTTCGTCATAGACTCACGCTCATCTTTATCCAAATATATATAATTTCCGTATACCTTTGCCTCTTTATCTTGTTCTTGAATGGAAGCGATATTCGCTTCATCGAAGTTAATCTTGATTTCCACTTGATGGTTTTGAAGGGCAACGAGAGGTAAGAATGCTTTGTGATCACAGAAAAAAAAATGAAGTGGCACGAATGTCTGGTTTGTAGTCGAAGTTTTATTGTTAAGTTCTTGGGATTTATTATATGTTTCAGCCATGTAATTGGTCCAGATATCACTATAATAATCATAGTGTTGAGAATCAACTTTTTGACCACCTATAAAGAGATCTATGGTCGAGTTGTAAAAGAGGTTCGAAGATATATTAGCTGTATTCGACGATGCTTCAAACCAAAGACCATTAATGACATCACCCAAAACGGGGATAGTTATGGATGTATCGTTAGAACTGATAGTTTTAATAAACTTAGGAACTTGCGAAAAGTTTGTATGTCGAGCAAATTTCGTGCGGAAGAATGAATGTCCCTCATCACTCGTTAAGTAGACATCTTGAATACCCTTAGACACGAGCTGTATTAATGCACCAGACATTTAATAGATGGTCAGATTATAAAAACAAACACTTTCCCTGAGGGAACTCACTCTTCTTTTCATCCACAGACTTCCCATGAATCTTGAATCCACCCTGTCTATATATTTTCGCTCGTTTGTAATACATCGCTGTAAACACAGACCAGGGGTCATGTATATCGTAGATATGAGGTTCATTTTTCTTTCCCTTAGTCTCTCTCATGATTCGTCCAATACTTTGAGTGATATCAGACTTAGGACTGGCCAAAATGACTGTATCCAGGGTTGGAATGTCAAGACCCTCGTGAGCCTGACTGAACGTCGCAAAGATAATCTTCTTCTTTGAAGACTCCTGGAGAGCAGCCTCTTTCATACCACCCATATAGAGTCCAGATGTTTTGGGAAAACATTGGTGGAGGAGTTCACAGTGCTGGCGACGATCACTGAGGACTAAGAGCTGTCTCGTTCCTGCGGATGCTTTTTTCACCAACTCGACCAACATCGTGTTTCTCTGACGATCCTCGACAAGTTCTGTAATCATATTGGGCATTGAAATTTTCCCATTTCGCATTGAAGGTGGTGGGTTCCTATAGTTTGGTGAATCAAAAGTCACTGAAAAAACCTCAACTTGTCCCTGATTCTTTCTCTCAACTGCGAAGAATGTTGGACCCATAAACCAATGAAGAACTTTTGTGAGACCATCTTTCCTTTCAGGAGTTGCTGAAAGTCCAAAGATGTGTCGAGGACAGAGCTTGAAGAGGGACTGACTAAACACTTTTGCACATATATGATGTGCCTCGTCTACAATCAAAGTACCCACACTTTCAAAATCTGTGAAACTATATTCCTTCAAGGAGAGTGACTGAAGCATGGCAATTACAAAGTCGCAATCAACCTCTTTTTTGTTTTGTTGTACAACACCGATTGTGGCACCCGGACAAAATTGTTGTATCCGCTCACGCCATTGATCCGCCAAAAACTGCTTGTGTACAACAATCATCGTCCTGTATCCCAACTTACACGCTATGGCCAGGGATACCGTCGTCTTACCGTAACCACATGGTAAAGAAAGGACGCCGTGCCCTGCTTTAATTGCGGCTGCCATTGCTTCATTTTGGTGTGTGGCGTCTCGAAGTTGTCCAACGAACTTGGTTTTGATTCGAGTGGGCTCAGGTCTCTTGTCCTCTTGAGGTTCCCCAAGTTTAGAAGTTCCATAGAATCTTGGAACGCAGACTCCATTCTTAGTTGGTCTAAAAACTTTGAAAGGTGGTGGAGGGAATCCATAATCCCCATTGACTACAGGTCTTACAGTTAATTCTTTTTTAATTTCTTGGATTGGACCTCCACTTACCAGGTATCCGGTTCGTGTGAGTAATGACATTATATACATATTTAAAGATGTGAAACTTTATATAGATATAAAAATATAATGCCCGTCATCGAGATTGATGCGAATATTAAAAAGCTCCAAAATGACATCGAAAAAATGACCCAAGAGATCTTTAGACTTCAAGGGATGCTCCAGACTTTCGAAGGATTTAAGAGAGGTGGCCTCACTACTATCGATCTTCCTAAAGACCCTAATCAGAAACCCGTCGAGGAACCTGCTGAGGAACCTGCTGAGGAACCTGATGAGGAACTCGAGAGTATCCAAGAGAAGCCTGAGTAATTACCAACATTCCAAACACCTTTAAAGTCCGCCACAACTTCCACTTCATCCCCCTTTATAAGAGACTGTACAGGACGTCCTCGGACTTCACACATCACTCTTCTATAACGGAACGGTACCTTCACTGTGAGTACTTTTCCATCAAGGGGATTATCAATATTTTGATTCTTGAGGAGATGTGATTTATTTACATGCATTCGTTCTATAATTTCCGAGACTTTGACGGGAATTATAAAACGGATATATTTTTTATCATTGAAGTCATACATGGGTTCATACACTTGGGTCACGAACTTCATTGATTTCTATTACGATATACTAAGACTAAAACTATAAGTAGGACAATGGTGATCAAAATCACCTGGGAAAGAAGTATGGGTCGAAGAGGTTCTCTCGTTCCAAAGCATTCGTGACTGAGGGTCCTTGAAACTTCTATACCCGCCTCAATACTCGAGTATGGTGTATGCCTAGGAGACATCATACCACACATCGCAACTTTGGAACACTTTCCGAAAAAGGGAAGTTGTCCGTGTAGGCTGAGTACACCCGACGATTGAGAGAACTCCCACTTCTCTCCATTCCATTCAGCACCCCAACCTATCCGTACATCTTTGGGTTCTTCAACACCCAATTGATTTATGACTTCACTTTTCAATGTTTCGGGATCGGTGGAGAGAATCTCATTAGTGAGATGACATATGACACAAGAAATTGTTTTTGTTCCATGTAAAAGTTTGGGTTGAAGATTCCATTTTGTGGTCGCAGCGACTTCAAGATCTGATTTGATTTTTGGAACTTTTTCATAATCTAAAAGAATATTGATCGCGCCGTAGGTACTATCACGTACATTGTTGACTGCATCTTCACCCCAATTGTCTCCCATCAATTTGAATGCTGGGCTATTATCAAGACAAAGGAAAATCATACCGTCATCAATAACATTTCCATTTGAAAAGGTGGCACTAAATGTATCTTCACCATACTCAATACCATTCAATTCTGTCCCAAATACAAAATTCACACCTGCATCGAGAAGTTCTTTCTCCATTGCATCACACATAACTTTTCCAGAAACCCTTTGTGTACAGGTTTTTGAGAGTGCGACATGATTCAAGTTTTGCACAAATTCATAGGCGGTCATGACATCCCAAGTCACACCATCCATAATGAGTGGAAGGTGTTCAATACAAGCTTGTCCACTTTCAGTCAGAGATCCTACAGCATCTTTGACAGAAACATTTTTGTATTTGTCTGTCTGTGTGAGCACTCTCGAGAAAAGTGAAATGAGTACACCGTAATCTTTTGGTTTGAGTGAACGAAGAACATATTTAATGTGATCACCATTCTGGGTGGGTTTAAACATTTCATTCCATGAAATACCCATTTCCCCAAAGAGTGCTTGTGTGTTGATAAATGCACGATCAAAAACGATCCTGTGTGCATGAAGATCGCGAGTCTCTACATCGGGTTCCCACCAAGAACCACCTGCTGAGACTTTTCTATCGTAAATTGTAACATTGTGTTCACCTGTTCGATTAATTTCCCACGCGAGTGACATACCCGTTGGGCCGGCACCAACTATATGAATCTTCATTCTACTTTTATCTGACAAATTAAATTAGCCCAGTCTTCTTACGCTCCTCGGGAGTTTTGAGAGCATATATCACAGCTAAGAAAATCAGTGTAGAAAAGAGAGCGTACTCGATGTCCTTCGTGGCACTGAAGGCAATGAGCATGAGAGATCCGAGACGAAACGCTTTGTTATCGAAAAGAATTCGGAGTCTCTCAGGAATCTGTATCGCGTTACCTGAGAATAGACCCTGATACAATATGATAAGGGAGAATACAATAGGTTGTGACTTGATTAAGATTTCCGCCGGTCCTGTGACAGGTTTAAATATATTTGCAAGTTTTGGCATTTCTATAAGTGTAGAAAATAATAAACTTCGTAGAAAGTAGAATGTTATGTGTTGCTCAACATGTACCAATCAAACTTCCTAGTAGAAAATTGAAAACGTGGAAATTTGCAGGTAAGTTTCTTTGGAAGAATGCCACTGTACAAAACAAAACAGAGCTCGGTCAATGGACGAAGGGGGAACTCCTAGATCTCGGTCCAACATTTGTAAAATTAGGTCAGATCGCTTCGACGAGAGGAGACCTCTATCCTCCAGAATTTACAAAAGAATTAGAATCACTTCAGGATGACGTTCCTCCCACGGAATTTGAGACCATTATAGATTATGATATTTTTAAGGAATTTGACCCTGTACCATTTAAATCCGCGAGTATTGGTCAAGTCCATATGGCTGTACTCCAAAACGGTCAAAAAGTTGTTGTAAAATTAAAACGCCCAAGAATTCTGGAGATCATGAAGGAAGATACAGATACCATACGAGAGATTGTACAGACCCTAGAAAAAATTGGTATTGACACAGGGAATAGTTCAGGTTCAGTTCTCGATGAATCTATAGAATATCTCCTGGGAGAGGCTGATTATAAACGGGAGATTAATAATGCCATGAAGTTTCGAAAAAGTATGAAAAATGTTGATTGGGTAAAAGTCCCAAGAGTATATAAAAAGTATTCTACCGATGAAATGATTGTCATGGAATATGTACCTTCAGTAAAGTTGACTGAAATTACAGACCCCAAAGTGAATAAGAAGAAGATATGCGAAGCCCTGATCAACTCATACGTCATCCAAACTATGGACAATGGTCTCTTTCATGCCGACCCACACCCAGGTAACTTGGGGTTTTCACCCAAAGGAAAACTTGTATTTTATGACTTTGGATTAATCGTACCCCTCTCTGAAGAACTGAGAGATGGATTCAAGACACTCTTTGGATTTATAATCACACGAGACACTGCTGGTATAGTTGATACACTTGTCAAATTGGGTGTGATCGTTCCAACATCCTCAGATGTTTCCGATATAGAACTTTTTTTTGAAACCATACTGGGATACTTGGAGACCCTGGATGGTTCTGGGATTGTGAACGATGACCTCGCGACACAACTCGCTATGGAAAAACCATTCGTCGTACCGAGTAGTTTCGTGTACCTCGCCAAAGCCTTCTCCACTATAGAGGGTATCTGTCTCAAACTGGATCCAGATTTCAACTATTTCACATACCTGGAACCTCTCATCCAACAACAGATCATAGAATCAGTGGATGTTGGTGATATATTCATGAAGACGACAGAGATTCCTGGGACGATAGGTAAAATAAGTACGGCTGTCACGGGTCTTCAAAAGTCTAGGGGGTCTATGAAACGTACAATGGTCAAAACACAACAGGAAGTTAGGCTCGTCCAGTACAGCGTATTGTGCGCTCTACTGGCTGAGAAGTTTGGGGACAATCCACCCCTAGCATTGTTTTTTGTTTTGTGTACACTATGGTTTACTTTTCGTAAAAGTCAATAGACTTCTTTCCCCTCTTCTTAGGTGCGTCAGTCTTTTTGACCAACTTATTATGTTCGTCAAAGTATCCCTTCATACGACGCTGTTCATCGCGGAAAATATCAGAGACCTTCTCTTTGATCTTATCCACATCAGCGTCACGTTCCTTTTGGATCTTCTTACTCAATCTCTTGAACCCCTTGTCCTTCTTATCGGCGGCGAATACAGTGAAAGTGTTTGTAATGGCAAGCATTTACTTTGTGTCGATATTTAATTTTAAGCGTTTTATTTTTTCCTGAAACTCACGCCTTTCACCAGGTGATTCAATCTCCTTCCCCGTGGCGATCGCTTCAATCTCGGGACCAGTAAGTTGTAGGGCATTGACCCTAAAGTCTATGAACGCCTCCATCGTGATGGGGACGAGGGGCTTCACCAGGTCGAATATCGCAGTCGCATAGTCTCT